GGGCGACGTCATAGGTCGGGCGGGCGACGATCACCGGACCGTCGGGGAAGGGCTCGACCTCGTCCAGCTCGCCCGTTGCGAGCGCATGACCCCACCGACCGGACGACGGGATCCAGGCGGCGTCCTTGAGAACGAAAAACGTCGGCCAGACCTCGATGAGGCGACCGGTATAGGTGAAGTTGGCCCGGATGATCACCTTCTGTCCGAGATCGATAGGTCCGATGGATTCCAACACTTGTTTTCTCCTCCTGCGGGGCTCACCCCCGCAACCATATGGTACACCACGCGGTGTCCCCGTCTAGCGGATTCGTCAGAGCGGCACGTCGCCGGACTGCTCGGGACCACGAGCCGCGGCGTCGGCATCGAGCGCGAGCGCCATGCGGCGGCACGCGGCCTGTAGGCCGTCGGTATTCACATGCGTGACGTTGGTCGTCCCGGCGCTTTCCTGAAGAATGCGCTCGGCCTCGTCCTTCCCGATCTCGCGCGCCATGACCCACCAGTCGCGGACGCTGTAGGTCCGGCGGTAGGCGTCGGTCCCCGGGGCGTCGATCTCGCCCTGGATACCTTCGAGAGGATCGCCGGGGTCGCCCTGCTCGGGCTCGGCGCGCTGGCGGTCGCGCTCGCGAGCGGCCTCGACCACCCGGGCGATCGTTGACTGCGGGCCGGTGAGACCGCGCGCGACCTCGGCGGGGTCGGGGTCACCGCGAGCGGCCTCGGCCGGAGCTCCGGACGTCGCCGGCGAGCTCGGACGTGCCCCAGCGTCCGGCCACGGCGTATCTATGTCCTCCTCCGAGAACCGCTCCGGGGTTCCTAGCTCGCCCTCCACCCGGCGTGCGTACGCTTCCCACGCCTCCGCGTTGGCGTCTCGGCCGGGCTTGCCCTCGACCGAACGGCACGCCTCGACCCCGTGGAAGTCGGCGAGCTGCGACAGGCGACGTAGGGCCGCCTCACGTCGCCCCACCGCGTTGCGGGCTGTCGTGCCAGCGTCCGGGCGTCCGCGTTCATCACGCGGGCTCTGGGGCGCCCTGGCGCCGTTCTGCCGGGTCGCCTCCTCATGGGGCGCCGGGACGTGATCGTCGTCCAGCGTCCCGAGGTAAGCCTCCCGCCCGCATCCGAACATGGCGGCCGCCTTTTTCAGCGCGTTTGTAAACGCGCCCTTTCGGGCATCCCCGGGGCTAGCGCCCTCGTGACCGCCGCTCGAGCGGGCCTCCGCCCACGGAACCCATGCGCCGGCGTCCCACGATCCGAGCGTGAGCACGAGATCGACGTAGACGAGCCAGCGCTTGGATCCACGACCGGTCTCGCGGGTCTCCATCGTGTAGGCGGGCTCGGTCCGCCATCCACCGAGACCGCATGCCTCGGTGAGCCGATCAGCTACCGCCTGATACTTGATCCCCGTGGTGTCGTATCCCTTGCGGGTTCCCCGGGCCGTCCGCATGCGTCCATCCGGACCGCGGACCTGGCGATCGTCCGTGTAGGTCCGTTCGATCGCCTCCTCTGGAAAGGGCTCCCGCAGGAGCGCGTAAATCGCGCCGCGCGCCTCATCCGTGGGCGTCATAGCGTCGCATCCTGGGCCGTCTGCGCCAGGGTCTCGGCCTCATCCCAAGCGTCGAGCGCGCCGTCGGCGAGGAGCGGGGCCCCGTCGAGGAACACCTCCGAGGCGGTGAGGAGATAGCCTAGGAGCGGAGCGGCGAGATCGTGATGGGCGCGCACCACCCGGTGTGGACTCGCGGCGATCGACTGCTCGAGCCAGGTCAATGACAGCGACCCGCGCCCATAGCCGGTCAGACTGACGACCCGCGGGCCGCGGTCGAACCAAACCGAGACTGCCCACGGTGCGGCCCGGCCCTCGCCAAACCGCTCCGTGAGTCTGTACTCCTCGATCGTGCTCGCGATCAGATCCCAGATAGCCGCCTGCTCTTCGCGCACGTATTCGATCGTTGCTGCTGTCATTTTGTCGCCCTCCTGACCGCGCACCTGCGGCCGGTTTGGTTTATGCGTCGCCCTGGTCCCACCGGGCCTTTGCGCCAGCGCGCCCGAGCTCCGACGCCCTCCGTCGTTCCACACTCGTAGCATCGGACCAATGGGCATCGAGCTTGAGCCCGTGGCGACGATCCGCCTCGAATTGTTCGCGGATCAACCTCGCCGCTCGGTGTGCCGCCGTCTGGCGTTCCATCGCTTCCCGGCACCGTTCGCATGTGACGAGGGCGCTGAGCCACGAGGTCAGGGCCGGCCGGCGATCGGCGAGACACCCGCGGGTCCGGCCGCCTACCCCGGATCTCAAGAGCGTGTGCTCTGCGACGGCGGCGCGGATCGCGTTGAAGGATGCGTAGTGAATCAGGGCTGAGCGTCCTGCCATAGGCTTATGGTACACCCGGAGGTGTACCTGTCTAGGCGGATTCGACCGCGCTGGGCTTTTTTCACGCGGCGGCGGTCAGGAGGGCCAGGGCGTCCCGCCCTTCGGACGCGGCGGCGAGGATCGCCCCCACCCGCTCCACCGCCTCCTCCGAGGAATGGGCCAGGAGCGTGATCTCGCCCATGCTACTGAACAAAAGCGCACGGGCGATCTGGATCTTGGACGGCTTGCCGGTGGGGCGCTTCACCTCGACGCTGATCGGGTAGGCGCCCCACGAGGTCCGGAGGATCCCGCCTAGGTCCGGCGTGCCGGGGAGATTGAACCGGACAAACTGACCCCGGTGATCCTTCATGCCGCCGGTGTTCTGGCGCCAGACCAGGATAGCCGGCCCGTCAACCGCCGCGAGCCGACGGAGCGAGACCTCATAGAGGTGGGCGATCTGGCGGTTGCGGTGGTTGGACCGCTGAGATTTAGTCATTCCTCGCGGTCCGTTCCCTACGCCGCTGAGGTCGAGGACTACGATCCGGCGGTCGAACGCAAGGGCCCGGAGGATCCACCGCTGGATCGCGGTTTCCTTCGCGGGCGGCGGCGCCCGGAGCTCGAACTTGCTTTGGACGCCCGCCATGGCGCTACCCTCCGCATGCGACCTTGATCTCGCCAGGCGGCATCCCGAGCTTGCGGAGCTCGCGGGTCCGCGCCTCGAGCAAAAGCTGGACGGCCTCGCGGATCAATCCGCCGGCGGTCGTTTTGCCGCTCGCGTCGGCGGCGGCGAGCCGCTCGAGCGCCGCCACGGTCTCAGGAAGAAACTTCGCTGTTTTGGGGGCGTACTTTCGTGCCACGTCGCAACGGTACACCCGGTCAGTGCACCGTGACAACCCCCGGTGTACTGGGCGCGATCGCGAGGACGGCGAGCGCGACCGCGGCCGCACCGGCCGCGAACGACAGGACGAGTCGCCAGCCGTCACCACCGGCGCTCGACACCACGAGCTCGAGCGCGGCGCGCTCCGCCTCGCGGGAGTCGGCGAGCCGCTTCTCGAGCTCGTCCACGCGCGCTTGGGCGCGGTCCGTGGTCCGGGTGAGCACAAGCGCTTGCGCGCGGAGCGCGTCTATCTGGCCCTCGAGGGCGGCGATGCGGCGCGCGCGAACCGCCGCAAGGTCGGCTTGCGCATCGAGCCACCGAAACGTGCCGGACGCGACCCAGAACCCGGGCGCGCCCTCGAGCTCGAGCGCGCGCGTCGGCGGATCGTCAGGAGGTGGCCGATCCGGGGCGGCGCTTGGACGGCTGTCGGTTGGGCTTTCGTCGGCGGCGCTCGAAGTCCGTGGCGAGCTCGCGATCACCACGAGGGCGACCCAACCGATCGCGGATCCCGGTCTCCTCCCGCTGTAGGGCGCGCGCGCGCGCGGCGAACTCGGCGGCCCGCTTTTCGTGCGCCGCCGCCGCGGTGAGATCGCCAGACTGCTCGGCCTCGAACCGCGAGCGCTCGGCCTCATCCGTCGCGACCTTCCGTTGAAGCTCCGCGAGGCGGATCTTGGCCACCTCCACCCCGTCGCTCCTCGCCCCGATCAACCAGGCCAGGAACGTCCCCAGCACCGCCAGGGCCGCCCAGAAAGCTATTTTCGCGTGACGCATATCGTTCCCTTCGCCCGGCATCGATAACCGAGTCGTTCCCAAGAATGGTTTGACCCAAAACTTTGTGGATCTTGCTGCTCACGAGACCGGCCACCAGGCCGAGGAGGACGAGCTCGGCCGGACTCCGCGTGTTTCTGGATGCGATCACCCCCGGGAGTTGGGCGCCGAGCACGCCGAGGATCTCCGGCAGAACCGGCGTCCATCGGCGCGCCCACGGGGCACGCCGCCACCACGGAAGGGTTTGCAGGGCCCGCATCGCGGCGAAAATACCCGCCGCCAGAAGCCCGATCTCGGCGAGGTCCCCGCTCAGGACGTCAGCGATGCCCACGGCCTGAAGGGTGCGGCCAACTAGGGGGCTAGGTCAACCGAAGGGCATCAACCGTCGCAACGATAGGGCTCATAGGGGCGCGCGTGGAATTTCTGCAGCAGCACGCCTCGGGGTGTGCCGCCATCGCGTGCGACCTGGATATGCACCCATCGATCGTATTCGTAGATCGCCTTGTCGAACGGCACCCGCCACCGGTTTGCTTTGAGCCAAAGCATGACCTGGTGGAGCTCGCCCGCGCGGTCACGGGCTCCGAGCGGCCATCCGTCTTGGGCGCGTCCCTCCATGTGAGCGCTGCTAGGCGAGCCGCCGATGAGCTCGTTTAGCTCTGGGCACCGGTACCCGCTCGAGGTCCGGTAGGGTCCGAACCGGTTGCGCACGGGCTCGAGGACGTCGTTCGCGAGGCGGGTCAGATTCCGGATCTGCTCGGCCGTCGGTTCGTTGACGATCCCGTGCCGAGCCGCGGCCCCGGACTCGGTGAGCTCCTCGAGGGTGAAGTGCGGCGATAGGACGATCATTCAGGCTCTCACAATCTCGGTGTACCAGGGCGTATAATGTAGGGACGTCCCGCCGGCGTTCGCGACCCTGAACCGCCAGCGCCACTTTCCAACCGTCTGGAAGTGAAGATCAGTGACTAAGGTGGTGTAGCGGGCCTCGATCCCCGATGCGAGCCCCGAGCTCGTGCGGACCGTCGTTCCGTCGTCGGTCTCGAACGTCACGGTATAGCCCGAGATCGTAAGGTCCGCGCCGTCCTGGGTCGTGCACTCGTGGACGAAAAGCGTCCCGTATTCGCCCGTCACCATTTACTCGGTCAGGGTGCCCCTTTGGCGGCGCTCGATCAACACCGGCCCGCGATCCCTGACCTCCGCCGCAAGGGCCGCGCGCTCTCGGCGCTCGAACAGCAAAGGTCCGCGACGCTGGACGTTGAAGGTCGCGGCGAGTCCGCCGGTGAGGTCGACGGTGTGGGCGGTGTTGGCGAGCACCGATGCGCCGAGGAGCACCTGCAGCGCGAGCTCGGCGGTGTGGGCGCTGTCCGCCGTCGGGCTCGCGTCCAGGAGCACACGGGCCTCGAGCGAGCCCACTACGTGGGCGCTGTCCGCCGTCGGACTCGCATCGAGGATCGGGGCCGCATGCGCCGCCACCACGTGCGCGGTGTCCGCCGTCGGCGAGGCGTCCAGGATCGGCGCCGCGATCGCTCCGACCGCGTGGGCAGTGTCTGCGGTGGGCGATGCGTCGAGGAGCGGGCGGACGTCCAGGCTCCCGATCGCATGCGCGCTGTCCGCCGTCGGACTCGCGTCGAGGTCGATGTAGCTCGACAGCGAAAGCTGGACGGTGTGCGCGGTGTCGGCGGTGGGCGATGCGTCCAGGAGCGGCGCGGCGATCGCCCCCACCGCATGCGCCGTGTCCGCCGTCGGGCTCGCGTCCAGGAGCGGGCGGACATCCAGGCTCCCGACCGCGTGGGCAGTGTCTGCGGTGGGCGATGCGTCGAGGAGCGGGCGGACGTCCAGGCTCCCCACCACGTGCGCAGTGTCGGCCGTCGGCGACGCGTCCAGGATCGGCGCCGCGATCGCGCCTACCACATGCGCGGTGTCCGCCGTCGGCGACGCGTCGAGGATCGGGGCCGCAAGCGCGCCCAGCGCATGCGCGCTATCGGCGGTGGGCGATGCGTCGAGGAGCGGCTCCGATATCTCGAGGACCAGGTGCGCGGTGTCGGCGAGCGGTGAGACCGCCGCGACGGTCGCATATTGAGTCAGGCCGTCGGCGGCATAGGTGGGCACCCCGGACCCCGAAAGGGACATGGCCCCGTTCTCGTGCTCGTACAGCGTTCCTTGGAGCGGCGCGTAAAAGATCCGATTGGTGGGGTAGTTGATCGGCGAGCTCGTGCCCGACAGGGCCGTCCGAATGGTCGATGATAGAACGATATCCCACATGCCCATGTGGGCGATATCGCCGCCGATCTGATCGGTCGCGCCGTCGTTCCCGAGCATCATAACGGCGCCCTGGGTCTCGAGGGTGCCGGTCGGGTTCGTGTCCTTCGTCAGGGTCTGCGACGTCCCGTCCACCTCGATCGTCGGATCGTTGCTCGCCGAGGCCCCGTCCCGGGAAAGGCAGATATGATGGAAGGTGTTCGCGCTCGGGATCGCGATTCCCCACGACCCGCCGGCGTTCGCGGTGGTCGAACCGAGGTACATCTGCAGGCGGTTCATCCCGTACCCGAGATAGAAAAACTCGAGCGCGTTCTCGGTCGTGGTGCCGGGGATTACGGCGAGGAGGTCAAAATCGTAGGTGACCGCCGAGTCGCGGTAATTCCAGATCGAAAGCGTGAAGGTCTGGGTTCCGACGAACCCGGAGCTATAGGCGGTATCGATCGTGCCGGTGTTGGAGTTGCCCCCGGCGAACGACATTCCCATGGGTCACCTCGCCGCGCGCTGGCGCATCGCATTGATCGCCAGCGCGCCCTCGGTCCCGGTCGATGTTTTCAGGCCGCGGCCCTTGCCGGGCGTGCCCGACCCCGCGCCGAACACTCCCTCTACCACCTGAACGATCGTATCGTAGTCCGTGGACCCGGCGCGGATTGCGTCGGGTCCTTTGAGGTGGCCGATCACGCGGGCCGCCGCGAGCGCCGCGGGGAAGTCCTCGGAGGCGATCGCATCGCGGAGCATCGCCAGCGCGGCGCGTTGCGTGGTTGATCGACCAGACCCAGCCGAGACGCGCGGCACCGCGGCACCTACTGACAGCGGATGTTGAGATCGCCCGCCGGGATCCGGGCCTGGTTGCCGCTGAGGACCGCCTGCGGGGTCGTGATCGGTGCGAAGCCGAGAAACGTTCCGGCGGTGGCTGCGCTGTAGAAGACGGCATGCGTCAGGTTCGCGCCAGACGCCCAATCTAAGGTCGCGGGGGCAAACACCGCGTCATTCGGGTTGTCCGACTCGGCCGGATCCGCGCCGGTCGCGGCCGGGAACGGGTTCCCCGCGTTCGTGAGCTGGATCCGGGCGTACGCACCGCCCGTCGGCTCGGTGACGTTTGTTCCCGAGCTCGTAGGCGTGGTGGAGCTCAGGCCGACCCAGATCGCGGTGGGAGGTGTCCATGTCCCGGGCGCGGTCATCACGGTGCTCAGAAAATGGTCGACGATCGAGCGCTGGATCGCATCGCTGAACGGCATGCGGTGAAGCTACACCGGCCCGCTCGGCGGCGGCAAGGGTGCGCGACCTCGAGCTTCGCCACCGCCGCGATAGGCAACAGCGCCACGCCACCGATGACAGCCGCACCGAACACGACCCACCGGAGCGGATCGCGCGACGGGTGGGGGTGGGCGGTACAGGCAATCAATCGACGAACATCCAATGGGCATCGACCGAGGTCCGGGCTCCGGCGGAGGCCGTAACCTCGACGGCCAGCACCTTCGAGCTCCCGCTATCCTGGACTATCTCGGCCGTCCACCCGTCGCCGGAAACGGCCTCATCCCACACCACCTGCGACCCCGCGACCGTCGAGACCGTCACGTTGCCCGACCCGTCCACAACGAAGCTGGCCCGGAGTGTCCACGAGTGCTGGTCGGTCCCGTCGCGCGAAACGACCTCGGCGCGGATTGACCCCTTCGCGCCGGGCGACCAGCGGATCGGGATCTGGATCGCCGATTCTGGGGTGCCGCCGGTGTGGACGTATCGGCGAGATCGCCGGCGCACCCCAGCGTCGAGCCCGTCGGCCTCCTCGGTGCGGAACCATTCCCCTACCGGCTCGCGGAGGTCGGTGGTGCTGGTGACCGAGGTCGCGTCGGTGGCGAACATGTAGAGCGGCACGAGCGATCTCAGAGGCGGCGAAGGTCGCGCGCTCCCTGGCGCCAGCGGCGAAATTACAAAGCCGCCACTCCGAGCGTCTGCGTATACGTAAACATCGCTCGAGGCTTTGAGGGGCAAAAGCTTGGTCGCCGTGAGGTAGGACCCGATGTTAGGGCCTCGGTACACCCAACCATCCGTAAGATTCACCACCAGGCCGGCGATTGAATCCACACCGAAGTCCGACACCGAACGGACGGCCGGCACCGCGCCATCGAGCTGGTCGGTCAGGTGTTGGCGGGGTTGAGAGACCGGGGTTCGAGCTGTGATCGTGGTCGTGGGCGGGGGCGGTACGGCTGAGGTGCGGACCCAAACCAGATCGAGCCACACCCCAGGTTTATCGCCGAGCCAGTCCTGCTCTATCCCGACGATCGCCCACGATCCGATCGTGCTTAGGGTCGGATAATCGAGGCCGGTGGCCAGCACAAGATCGTCCTGAATATCTACGATATCGAGATAGTCGAGATCCGTTTGGGCGAGGGTGCACCGCACGCGGATCTGAGGCACACCGGATCCGAGCCACGCTAGGCGCTCCTGCGCCCACGCGACCGGGATCGTGGCGTCGAACGCGTACAACCCCCCAAAGGGAATAATGTCGGTGACACCCCATTGCGCGTTGCTCCCGAAAAGGTGGCGCTGGTCGAACGTATATTCCGCCCGCGGTGGCCACTCATAACGCTGGTCGAACGGATCGATATATGATGATGCATTCCCGAACACATCCGACCAGAATTGAAGGACGCTCGGGCATCGGAAAAACTCGTAGTGCCCCTTGGCGTCAGTCAACCCGATGTAGGCGTACCGGCCAGCGGCGGCATCCAAAAGCTGGGCCGCCGGGACTCCGCCGCCAAACACGCGCGAGGACGGGGGCAGACACATACCCGCCCACCCAAACCGAGCCGGTGCGTTCAGGACATGAATGGTGCTAGAAGCTAGGGACGCGGCCTTATTGAAGATTAGCTGGAAATCCGCTTGTTGAAGCCAGGGGGATCCGATCTCCTCAGATAGGATGCGCCCGGCACCACCGAAAACACCGATGTCCGCCTGCAAGGTAGTGGCGTCGGCGGTCACGCGTATACGATCAAGGAAGCCCTCCGCATGCATACCCGCCGAAAAGTCTATGCTGGTACCTAATTCAACTGATACCCGATTGATCATCCCGCCCCAGATCCCCTTGGTTTGCACCTCGAGGATATCGTCGGCGGTGAGCGTTCGCACGGATGCGGCACTCCGATCGATGCGGCGCAGTCGTAGCTTCCCGTCCGGCCCCTGGATCGGAGCACAGTTTGTGATTTGGCAGAGTTGATTCCAGCGCTCAATCGCTGAGGCGGGGGGCAATTCGACTACCGGAGTAGCTAAATTTCTTTCGAAAAACGTACTATTACCTGCCAGGGCACAGCCCCAGTGCTCGGTTCCATCCCAGATCGCATGTGTTGGGTCCATCTCGGCCGCGCTGTAGAACGACGGATCGACGCCGACCGCTTGCAATATGGCCAGGAATTGATCCGCCGGGTGGGCGCCCCACGCGAGTGTCTGTATCTGCTGATCACGAATGAGGGACTCGGGGCCCTCCACCTCGAGGCTGATCCCGGCGCGCGCCGAGTTACCATCCCGCGCTAATCCGCGAAAAAACGTCTCGAAGTCGCCCTCCGCCAGATCAGGATACCCGACCTTGAATGTCACTTGGGCCCCGCCCAGCACTAGCGAAGAGGCGATAAGTCGCATCCACCAATTCTGGCCAAACCCGACCGTGAGCTTACCTACTGAAAAGCGCTGGGACCGCCAGTCCCACGTTCCCCGTTGCGGCGTTAGTCGGGTGATCACGTTGGGGTGACCGAATAGCCGACGGTCGCCGCTCACCGCGTAGTAGACGTTGGCGTTCTGTCCGGTGCGGAGCTCGAGGAGCACCACCGGGTGGCCTGCGCCGCCTTTCAGACGGTTGATTAGGTTCGTGTTCCACGCGTTCGGCACCGGTGCACCGTAGCACCAAGGCCGCCGATGAGCGATCGGCGCTACTCGGTGAGGAGGAACGGGGCGGTCTCGCTGAACGCGAGGCTGGTAGCGCGCTCGGTGGGCCCGCGGGCGACCCGTTGCACGAGCTCCGGATCGTCCCACACCATCATGTGAACCTGATCTGGGCTCGTAAGCGGGAGATCGCAGAGCAGAAAATGGCGCGCCCCGTAGTCTGTCCCATCGAAGATCCCGCGAAAAGCATCGCGCTCGGAGTCCAAACCAACCCGATAGTCGAGCGCCGCCACGCGCTGGCCCTTCGCGCGCGTGTAACTAGAGATAACCCCCGACTTGGACACCGTCCGGTCAACCGTCGACCGGATGCCACGGTCGTCCCAACCGGCGCTGGGCATCCGGCGGAGCGCGTGACGCGTACCGGCGAATACCTCGGTGATCTGAGGTACCACGGTGCCGGCGCTGGTGAAGCGCACCCTAAGGCGCGATACGCCAGTCCAGGAGGCGTTGAGCGCCGCGCTGAGGCGACCGTCAACCGCTACGGCGCCGAAGTTGTGGACGTCGGTCGGGAGCGTAAGGAAGTCGTCGGAGTCTGCCGTTTGAACGACCACTTCGGTGTAGCCCCCGGATACCGTGCCGTTCACGCCGCCGAGCACAATCCAGTCGAACGGGATCGCGGGATCGCACCGCAGGAGTAGCGAATTGATCGAGCTCGCCGAGGCCGTGGCGATCCTGGTGTCGACCGCGAGCATATCGTCGGCGGCGGCGCGCACCGGAAAAAGCGGATCCGTGACGTCGGCGCCGCCGAATCCGTTCGATCCTACGACCCACCTCGAGGCCGGGGATCCGGTCAGAGGTGTGACGGCGTTTCGAACGATGAAGGTCACGTGATCCGCGTGGGCGGCAAGGGGGGTGGTCGAATAGGCCACGCTATCCGTTCCCCCATTGCGCGAGCTTCCCGTCGCGGGCCCACCTCTGAAACATCGGGAGGAGCCGCTCCTGCGCCCTGCGTTCCGCCTCCGCCATGTCGGTTGCGTCGAACAAGGTGATCATGACCTGGGGCGCGAACACGGAGCCTCCGGAGGTGGGAGATCCTCCGGATGCGCCATGTCCGCCTTGGACGAGGGCCGCCGCCGTCGCGGCCGCCGCCGCCGGAGCTCCGGGCGGTGCCACATATTCGCCACGCTTCAGGAGCGCCAGCACCTCGCCGTTTCGATCGCCGGAGCCGATGAAGCCGCCCTCGTGGAAGTTGGCTAGACCCAGAATCGCCGCCACAACCGCGGCACTGATCCCGAGTCCGATCGCGAGCCCGACAAACGGAATATCGGCGTGCGCTGCGATCGCTCGACCGCCACCCTCGGCCGCCGATGCTTTCAGGTCGAGGGCGGCGGCCGCCCGCGTTGCCGCCGCTTTGATGCCTTCAGCTACCACCCAATCGGTCGCGGAGGATAGGGCGCGCTTCCCTATGCCCTCGAGGAGGGCGGACATGGCGTCACCTAGAGTCTTGCCGTCCTGGCCGATTCCGACGAATGCCTCCTGAAACGATCCCCGAATGATCCCGGCCACCGTGGTGAAGGATTCCTCATAGGATGAGGCCAGGCTCGAGGCCGATTCGTCGGCGGCGGCCTTCTGTTCGGCCTGGGCCGCCACGAGGGCTTCGCTCACGTCATGGGCGCTCTTTTGGCTCAAGGTAAGGCGGAAGCGATGATAGTCGGCCCACGCGGCCCGCAGGCCCTCGACGGTCTCGAGGTTCTGATCGAGGATCAGGCGTGCGGTGTGGGCGTCCGCGTCCGCCATGACCTGGAACATCCCTTGAATCGCTGATTGGTCCCGCTTGAATCGATCCATGAAGTGTTCCCACGCGGTCTTTGCGCCCCGCAGCGAGCGGTCGATCTTGTGGATCGACTGGCGAAAACGATTGATCACCTTCGTGGCGACGTCGGCGATCGCGTGCTTCACAGTCTTGCCTAGCTTGTCCACCCCGTCTTCGAGCTCCGCCTGCTCGGCCACCGCCTTGGTGGTTTGCGCGATCCAGTCGTCATAGGTTCCCGCGCCGGCCGATAGGTCGTCCGAAAGCCCCCGGACATTGTCGCGGGCGTCGGTGAGCGATCCGGCCAACCCGTCCGCCCCCACCGCCTCGGCGAGGCTGGCAAACGTGCTGATCATAGACGAAGCGCCCGCAAGAACGCGGGAGTAGTATTCCGCCGTGATTCGGATTAGGCCATCAACCACGGTGTTGACCCCCATCCAAGCCCTGGTGATCCACTTGACGGCGCCCCCCACGACGTCAACCAGGACGTCAGCATAGCCCCTAGCGTCGGCGACGGCATCCGCCCCGAACGCGGCTCGGTTGGCCTTCAAATAGTCCCGCCACGCGCTGGTTGCCGGACCGAGCGCGTCCGAGATCCCGAGGATCACCGGGATCAGGAAGTCACCGATCAGGCCCGCAACGCGCTCGGTCTCGAGCCCGAGCGCCTTCATGTCTCTGGCCTGTTGATCGCTGGCGTCGCGCTGCTCGAGCGCCTTCGCCACGAACCGGTCATAGACCGCCGTGGCGATCTCCACCGCCGTTTTGCCGAACTCAAAAGCCTGGTTCACCGCCGTGACGGCACCGCCGAGCTTGATAAGCGCATTCGATGCCTTGGTTGCGGCGGAATGGACACCGGCCCGGAGGCGATCGAACCCCCGGCGAGCTTTGTTGACGCCCGCGGTGGTGTTGTCCTTCGCGGTGATCGCGATCCCAAATTCGACCGACCGCTCCGCCACGAGCCGACACTACCCGCGTTTGGTCAGGCTCGCCAAGGCGCTCCGTAGGACGGCGCGCTCCTCGTGCTCCGTGCGGGCCTTCACGCGCTCGTGCTCGTCCTCTATGAGGAGGAGCGCCTCGACCACCGGCGCGGGCTGCTCGCCGAGCGTGCGCCCCCATGACGGGCAAGGGAGGAGTCCGTAGCGGTGCCACCGATCCCACGTCGCGAGCCACCGCCACGCGTCCGGATCGAGATTGCCGGGGGCATGCGGACACCCGCGGAGCCCTTCGGGGAGGTCGAGCGCCAGATCTTCGAGGGCCTCCTCCGATAGTCCGCCGTCACAACCTCGCAGTCGGCGGCGCTCGGCCTCGGGTAGGTCTATGAGGCCCTCGTCAGGCTCGACCCAAGAAGATCCGCGGCACCGGGAGCATCCCCAACGGAGCGAGGGGTGCCCGGTCGCGAGGAGGCGTGCGGCAAGCCGAATGCTTCCCCCAAGCCGGACTCCAATCGAGATGAGTCGGTCAGCGCCTCGAAAATGTCCGATAGCACGTCGCGCTCGCTTGGATCGCATTCCGTGAGAATGAATTGCACCAGCTCCTCGCTGGTCGTGGGGCGGTACTCCTCGCCGGTCACCCCGTTGCGACCGACGTATCCGCGGACCTCGAGGCACCGCGCGGCGATGATCGAGTAGGTGAGGTTTTTGGTTGCGCGGTCCACGTCCTGATCAAGGGTAGCTCGGCGCGCCTTCCGGTCGATCTTGAACGACATAGCACCGGTGACGTGCGCCGACTGCGCCTCGGCGAGCTCCTCGCCGGTCATGGGCAGGAGCCGGACCCAGAATGATGAATCGGCCTCCGCCTCGATCTCCGCGCCGCTGGCCTTGCCGGCCCGGAGCGCGACGAGTGGCGACCGGTTGTCGTCGATGTCGACGCAATACCAAGCCCCTAGGGCCGGATTGCGGTGGTTCTGATTCGGTTGCTTCGCGCGTCGCGCCATACGGTTGCCCTCCTAGACGGTCAGCGGCCGGCGGTTCTCACGGGAGGGCGATCTCGCGTTCCCCGCCGGCCGCCGCCGATGCCTTCCCGGAAGGTGTACCGCTAGTTGTGGGTCACCGTCAACGCGTCCAGCGCACCCTCGGCGCTGTCCTGCGCTCGCCCGGCGATCGTCATTTCGCCCTCGTCCACTGGCGTCGAGGCGCCGTCGCGCTCGAACTCCACCTGGGGCATCGAATAGATGAACCTCGAGCCCGCGACCGAGCCGGTGGTCAGGACGATCGCGCGTTGGGCGAACAGCGCGCGCCGCTGCATCTCCACCACCATATCGCGGCGCATCCGCACCACCACCTCGAACGTGATATCGCGGTATCCGGTGATCGCGTCGGAAGTGAAGGCCGCGAAAGCTTCGTCCTTCACGTAGGCCAAGTTGTGGGTCACGGTGATCTTGGCGGACTTGATCGCCCACGTGATCCCGTCGACCGTGAGCGAGCCGAGGGTGTGACTGATCGGGCTCCCGGCGGTGACGGGGGTCGGCCCGTACGGCCGCACCACGTCATTGTCGGCGAGCGTGTAGGAACCCGGGCCGGTGATCGTGTCGTTCGAGACCGAGGAGATCAGGATCCCGGTGGTCGATCCCGCTTGGATGTACGCACCGGCGGAGAACCCGTCGCCCTCGTTCGCCTGGACGTCGAAGTTGTTCTGCGCCGAAACCGCCCCGTTGACGGTCCCGTATCCGGCCGCCCCGTAGCCCAGCGACTCACCGCTGAACGTCCACTTGGGCGGTGCCGAACCGCCGATCTCCACCATCCACTGGTTGATCGTGCACCCCGGGACGAACTCCCCGAAGATCTGATTGCCCTGGTTGAATACCCGGGAAAACGACACGGACCCCAACGCCTGGACGTCCGTCAGACTGTAGACGACGGATGTCGATGCGTTGACCACGTGCGTCCCCATCGCTGACCGGAGCCACGGATGGGCGTCCGGGAGCGTGTCCACTACGCCGCTCGGGATCGAGTGCATCGAAACCTGGTAGGCCGCCTCGCCCTTGCCGGTGATCGCCTCGTATTCGCCGCGGCCGGACATGACGTCGCGTCGCGGCTCGCGGGCGGTTTTCGGGGTCACGGTCGACTCGAGGAACTTGAAAGCGCCGGCCCCGGTCGGGGGGATGAACGTTCCGGCGGCCGACTCGAGCTCGGCGTAGCCCACCGAATGACGGCCGAGGACGTGCGGAAGAATCAGGCCCATATCAGATCACCTCCTCGAACATGTTCGGGTAGCGCTCGAGGAGCGCACGCGCCTCGAGCTCGGGGTAGGCGTAGGTCGCCCTCGGGTCGAACCGGCGACCCTTCCGTCCGCCGACCGCGCCGATCCGGAGCGGCCCATCCTTCGGTCCGACGTAGCGCAGATCGACCAAATCGACGGTGGACGCCGTGACCGAATGAGCACGGCTCCGCTCGTGGAGCTCCTCGAGCTCGACCTTGGCTTTGCGCTCGGCCTCCGAGCCCTCCACGTATTTTCCGCTGTCGAGCGCCTTTTTCAGCGCATCGTAGGCTTCGGCGCATGCCGCTGGGTCCGTCAGATCCGGGGCGGTCTCGATCGCCTTGGGGGTCGGTTCTTTCACGGGTCCTCCTCAGTCGTACGGGTAGAAACTACAGCGGAAAGCGATCCGAAGGCTACCTGTTGAGCCCCGCTCGCCACGTTTCCGTGACTGTACCTGATCCGGCACGCCCTCGTCGGTCGAGGCCGGCGCAACCTGCAGCGTGTCGACCGCATACCCGCCGCGCGTCGGGTCCACGTCGAGGGCAACCAGGATGTCCTCCTCGAGGCGCCCGAGTCGTTGGATGCGCTCCGTCCGCCCGGCCTCGGTCGTGGGATCCTGGTCCGTCGCGACGTGCGCCCACACCTCCACCTCCAGGATCTTGGCGTATTGCCCAAAGGGATATGGGACCACCGGCGGTTGGGTCAGCGCGGGCCAAAAGCCGATCCAGGGCATGCGCGAGCGCTCGACCTCCTCGTAGGTCCGCCGCTCCTGCTCGACCAGCTTGACGTCTGAATCGTACCCGTTCGCCGTCGTGATGCCCTGTAGGGTCGTTTTGATGTCCGCAAGGATCGATTCGCGGTTGCGGGTCGTGGACGGCACCGAGCCCAAGGTGCGCCGGGCCCGGCGCGGGCGTCAAGTCGCCTCGTCCTCGACGTCGGCAAGCGCGGCGTCCACATGCTCGCCGACGATCGCATCGAGCTCGGCCTGGACGGTCTCGGCCGCCGCCGCCACGTAGCCCACGCCGGTGATCGCCACCGAGCGCTTGAGCACATAGGCCGGCCGGTCGTTCGCGACGTCCCATAGGAGCGAGGCCCGACCGCCGCGGCCGGGGACCAGGCGGAGCTCGTCCTGTCCCCAGTCGCGAGGCCACTTCCCGCGAGGCACGCGCCCAGGGATCGGGATCGATAGCATCCGGTTGCCGTTGATGCCGTGCTGCGGGTCGCCCTGGTCCTGTACGACGGCATAGGGCGTATAGGGCGACACCACGGCGATCAGGCTATCGCCCTCGCCGGCGAGCTCGGTGCGGACGGAGCGTGCCAGGCGTCCGGTGGGATCCTTCGCGAGCCGCTGGACGATCTCGGTCCGCATCGCGGCCTCGGCGGTGAGCGCCGCCTCGCGAATCGTGTCGGCGAGCTCGCGTCCCACCTCGCGCGGGATGAGGATGAGGGTGGGACCGATATCGGGAGCCTGGACCTCGAACGCTGCCACCGATCGAGGCTACCGGATGAGGGCGTCCAGCGCGATCCCGAGGACCGAGCCGATCAGGAGCGAGGCGAGGAAGAGGGGGGCGATCAGATAGACCATACCCGTATGGTGTACCCACCGGGGCCGGGGTGTCTAGCGGGCGCGCCCACGGTAGTCTCCGGGGCATGAGCCAGCGCTTGATTCACAGCGCCGCCACCGGGCGAGTGGTACGACCGCCGGCGCTCGGTTGATTCTCGCTCTCGACACCGTGATTCAGACGGCTTGACGGGCGGTCAGTCCTCGGACGTGTCGGCGGACCCGATGCGCCCCGCCATCCAGTCGCCCGACTGGATGATCGGGCCCTTCCAGTCCGAGTCCGATTCTTGGGTCTGGCGCTCGGCCTCCGAGATCCCGCCCATGAAGGGCGCCACAGTCCGCATGAGCTCGTCCTCGAGGCGGCGGAGCCCGTCCTGTAGCTGGCGGACACGAGCCTCGCGGTTCACCGTCTGACCGCTCACCGTGGTGTTGACCTCGAGCGAGGCGCGCATGAGCGCCCGTTCGCAGCATGTCACCGAGGCGTGAAGGACCGAGTCGCCGCGCTCCGTAAGGACCGCCTGGATCTCCTCGTCCTCGAGTAGGCTCGGCTTGGACGTATCGCCGATCCGAAACCGGACCTTGTCGAGGTCGGTGGCCTGGCCGAGATCGTAGGAGAACGACACCGGTCGATCCTACTCCACCGGAGGCGGCGGCGCGACGTATCCATCCAGCTCGAGGAGCGCGCGGACCGCGCCGTCGCGGTCAAGTCCGTCCGTGTCGAGCTGGCGCTTGGTGGCGAGCTCCGCGACCTCCTCGTCCGTGAGCGCGTCATACAACGCCGCTGCAGGGCTCGGGTCGGCATCCACCGGGGGCGCCGCGTCCGCGACCTCGTCCACGTCGGCGGTCTCGGCGAATTGGTCGACCGCCGGAACGGAGTCGGGATGCGGCGGTGTGCCTCGAAGGGTGGCGCCGCCGTCGGAGCTCGAGGACCACTCGAGGTCACCGTAACCGAGGGCGAGCCAGTGCGCCTCCTGCTCGGCTCGGATCTGCGGGAGGTCGGCACCGCCCGGGAGGCGGTACAGCTTGTCGCGTCCGTCGCTCACCGGGGCCGGCTCGGGTGCGGGGGGCACTGCGCCGCTGGTCTCGAGCAGGAGCGCTACCAGGTCGGCCTTCGAAGCCTTGGACTCGTCCAGCTTTCCCGGGGCGTAGTTGGTAGCCAGATCGCGGAGCTTATTGACCGGCACCGCCTCGAGGACGTCGGTCACGAACAGGGGATCGACCGTCGGGTGTGGATTCCAGACCAGGATCCCGCGGGCGAGGTAGTCCCGGACGCGCATACGATCCCACTCGAAAGCATCGGGGACCACCTGGCCCGTCACCGGGCGGGACTCGCCGAGATACATGCGGGCAGGCCAGTTGGCGCCGACCACGAATTGACCGTTCTCTGGGGTGAAATCCACGGGGGACACCGTGCACCGGTACCCCCGTGGCGTCAAGGCGGGGCGCTACACGAGGACGTTGTGGGCCACGAGTCCGGCCGCGGCCGCGACCACCGCGTGCTGGTAGTAGGACTCGCCCTCGAACTTGTCGGCCTTCAGATCGCGATCGTACCAGGACTCGATCCCGGCCGCGGTGCCGACCAGATCCCGGACGTTATCGTAGGGGCTCCATGCGAACGTGCGACCCGCGGTCATGACCTTCTTCGAAGTCCGCTCGTCGCGCACGCCGAGAAACACGCGCTCGGTGGCCATGAAGCTCATCACCGCCGCCGCGCCCTCGTTCGCGGAGTTGTAGATCGCGTCCGAGATGATCACCTCATCCACGCTGATCTGGCCCGCGAACCAGGTCAGATCGAGCGGCGTATCGCTCACGTATTGGTGTCGGCTGAGGACGTTGCTGTCGTTTCGGACGACGTCCCAGACGTCGGAGGTCATGATGCAAACGTTCGGACGCTTGCCGCACGTGAGCTTCACGGTCCGCGACCAGTTGTTCAGATCGTTGATGATCGTCGGGCTCGCCTGGTTCCATTGGACGAACTCCGACGACGTTGGACTCGCCGCGACGCCCGCGCGGTACGTCGACCACACGCCCGACGTGGGGGTCAGATACGCGGTGTGAAAGTCGGTCTCACGGCGGATCATGAGATCCTCGGTGATGTACTCGGCTTCCGTCTGATCGTCGAGCGGGCTGCTCTTCGTCGAGCGGTCCTCGTCGGCGAGGAGCGTGTGGACCGCCCACCGCTTGAGCGCGTAGGTCTTCGTCGAGATCGAGAACTCTTTGCGCGCCGAGGCGGTCCCGGGGGCGCGCTCGCGCGCGTCCGAGCGGAACTTGTCCGCCAGATCGAACGAGTAGTACCGCCCGGTTTTTTCCTCGGTGTCGAGCGGGACCTGCCCGAACGCTTTGTAGGCGAACCCGGAGGCGTCCTGCTCGTAGGCGACCGAATAGGCCGTCAGAATGTCGTTCGCTCGAACGTCGCGGTTTGCGTAGGGCATCTTTTCCTCCTCCTCTGCCTAAGCCCTAAAGGACCCGGCCCGCGCCGCCCAGCTTGACGGTGATCAGGTCTCCGGCCGCGGCACCAGCGTTGATCGCGACGCCCACGGAGCGGTTGGTCGAGGTCGCGGTGACGGCGCGCCCGGTCGCGTCGGACATGACCTCGGCACCGGCCGCGACCGCCGCGCCGGCGGTCACCTTCCCGAATCCGAAGGCAACGCCTTCCATCGGGTCACCGCTCGCCGGTTTGTTGTAGCAGATCGCATCGGCCCGCGCGCCCGCGCCCGTCAGGGTCGCGGTGTTGGCGGCGGTGATCGAAACGAATCGGTTCTGCGCCGAGCCGCTTGAGTAATCGGCGGCGGCGACGATCCCCACCAGGGAATTGGCGGCGGTTTTGTGGTCCCACGACATGGTTTGCTCCTCCTCCTCAACCGACCGCTACGAGCGGCTCCGGCGCTTGGCCACGTCTCGCGCGTAGGCTTCGCGGTACTTCGGATCCTTCGCCACCTTGGCGACGGCCTTCGCGACCGGGATCCCGTCCTTCGCCGCGAGCTCGCGCGCCGCCGCCATGATCACGGCACCGCCATCATCCGCGTCGATCGGGAGGCCCTCGGCGCCGGTCCCGAGCGCCTGGAAAAGGCTGGCCTCGCCGAGCGCCGCATTGAGGCGTTTCAGGATCACCAGAACCTCCTGGAGAACCTCGCCGTCCGCGCTGTTCGACTTTGCGACGCGGTCCGCCATGGTGACGAGCTTGGCGAGGAGCTCCTCGCCGCCCTCGCCAGCCGGGAGGCGGGCGAAGTCCTTCCGGACCAGTTCGCGCGCGCGGTCCATCCGACGCTCCTCCTCGATCGCCTCGAGGCGCTTGGCCACCTCGGCCTGGCGGGCTTCCGCGGCCTTCGCGCGGGCCTCCGCGTCCTCGAGCCGCTTGGTGAGCTCGGGCGCCGGGGAGCCCATCTTTGCCGTCGGATCGGGGGTCGGCGGCATCGGCGCCATCGGCGGCATCGGCGCCGTGGCGGCGTCTCCGGCCGCGGCGGCCGGATCGGCCTCGGGAGGCCGCTGTGCCGCCAGGGCCTCCATCGCGGACATGACGATCGCGCGCGCGTCGTCCGGAAGCAGCGCCAGCGCCTCCTCGACGGTCATGTCTTTGCGTACCTTGGACTTGAGCGCCTTCCGGATCTCGGCCGCCTTGGGCTTCGTCTCCGGGTTGGCTTCCAAGTGCTGCAGGATGTTCGCGATCCACTTCGGCATGCTCTGATCCTCCTCGCGCGCCTTTCGTAGGGCCACATTGGCCCCGAGACCGGCCCCGGTGTCAACCAGGCTGACCTCCCGGATCCGGAGATTTACCAGATCGGCAGTGCCGTCCGGGTTCGGGATGCGGTCGCCAGTGCCGCCGATCGAGAAGTCGCGGAGCTCGCCGGCGTCGAGGCGGTCGAGCGTGTCCTGGTCGAGGACGCGGAAGCCGAGCCACCACCGGACCGGCCCGTCGGGCATCCCGAGCGCCGCTCGCTTCTCCGGCGTGAGCACGATCGACTCCACGAGCTCGCCCACGCCGATCCGCTCGTGCATGTCCCCGAGCGCCCCCGAGTCGGACACGTAGTCATACGCGGCACCCTCGATCGTCTCGACCGGGATCCGGTCGCCCTGGTGGTCGGAGACCAGGTTCCCGGCCGCATCGGTAACGGTCGAGGCGTACCCGAATACCAGTCGGCGATCCGCGTCGACCTTGGCGACCTCGACGGTGGCGGCCCAGGACACGGCCTCGAGCCCGCCGCGCTTCCGGATGGCCGTGCGTCTACTGATCCGCACGGGGTGAGATTGCGCTACGTCGGGCGCACCGTCAACGTTTCACGTGGGCACGCGGGCGGAGCACGTAAAACGGGGACCCATTGGCGGGTCTCACCTCGACCGCTCGGCGGCGGTGCCCCGGTATGGTCGCCGCCTGGAGGCGGGGCCCCGCGCCTATCCGGAGGGCCCATGTCACTGGCCGATAAACTCGGGGATGGCGCATGCGCATGGGTTTATTTCCTTCCCTCCCGCGTCGCAGACATGAGCGTGCGGAATGCACTTGTCGCCGCACGGGTAACCGTAGGTCGGGTTACATACGACGCAGCACTCGAGCGGTGGATCGGTGAGCTCGCCGGCCGCGTCATACAGGCTCGGCGAGCATCCGGCGAACCAAAGGACCGCCACCGCGAAAAGTAGGAGCCCTAGGCCTGTGATGATCTCGTGATCGGATGCCCTCATGCCCATACTATGGGGGCCCGGTGTACCAACGTCAAGCGCCCGTCACTGTGACGCGTAGGGATCGGCCGCCGGATCCTGCCCCCCGGCGGCGAGACTGCCGGCGAGTTGGTCCAGGAGCCCCTGGGGACCGGCCCTCGGCGCGGCCTCGCCCGGAGCTCCGACCGAGGGTGCCGGCCATCCGGCCTGGTCGCGGATCCACCGCTCGAGCGCATCATCGACCACGAGGAGCCCGGCCTGGACCGCTTGCGCCATCGTGGTGATCAGCTTGGTGACGTCTTGCTGATCGATGTCACCAAACGCGAGCTTGGGCAGGATGTCGCGGCGAAACCCATTCAGGCGGGCGAGCTGCGGGATCGCGACGTTCGAGACCCCCTCGACGATCACCGTCAGGAGCGTTCGGATCGCCATGGCCAGGACGTCCGTGCTGTTCTCGGCGAGCGAATAGCTCCCGGTGTTGGCGTTCGGGGCGCCCTGGCTCAATAGAAGGAATTGGGCCAGAAACGCGATCATGATCGTGCTGTTGAGCCGACGGATCACCGGGTCCGCCTCCGCCACCGAGCGGCCGTCCGACTGCAAAAAGCCGACGTCGAACCCGGTGTCCTGGCCGTTTTTGTCCTTCGAACCGGGCCAGACGATCCCCGCCAAGGTATCGGCGCGCATGCGCTGGACCATCTTTTTCGCGAGGGCGAAGAGGTCCTGTTCGGCCTGGGTCGCGCCGGCACTCATTGTTTGCCAGGGCACGCGGATCGTCGGGTAGCCCGCGAGCTTGCGGTAGATCCCGATCGATTCCGCCTCCTCGTTGTTCACCACGAGGTGATACGGCCGGTAGACGGAGCGGAGGAGCGAGTCGGACTCGGGCGAGCCCTTCACCGAGCGAACGCGGAAAAGCAGGGCCTTGGCCATCGGGACGAAATAGCTCGAGCCGTCCGTGTCGACCTGCTGCCACATGCCGAGGAGGCGCTTCGTCGCCTTGTCGATCTCCCACCGATAAAGGCTGTCCTGCGACCGAGGCGCGAAGTCCCGCCAACCCCAGAGCCGATCGGAAAACCGGCTGTTGAGATACGGGTCCGCGCACGGCCTCGTCCGGATCTTAAACAGGACCTCGTGGTAGGAGAACCCGTACCACGGCATCGAGCCCATGACCTCGGAGACGAATCCGGACCACGGCATCTCCATGTCCCGCATCGCGCCCTCGAACCAGTCGGCGAGCCGCTGGGCTTCCGCGCGGTCCGCGTCGGACGCGCCCTCCGGGAGCTCGGCGGGCGCCATGCTCCAATCAACCTGGCGCGCCATGACCTCGACGAGCCAGCGCGCGGCGCCGATCAGTGGGTGGTTCGTGAGCATCTCGCGGTAGATCCGGACCGCGCGCCGGCCGCGTAGGTCGGGGTGGAACTCCTCCTGCAGGCGTCCCCCGAGCTCGCGGAGCCCGGTGGTGCCGAGGACGTCCAAGATGGGGCCGTCATAGGAACCGGCGGCGCCCGCTCGAGACTTGCGGACGCGCTTCCGTTTGGGGCCGCCGGGCCCAGCGGCGAACCGCCCTCGCCCGTCACGCTTCCGTGTCGGTTCCGTGTTGGGTCCAGGCGCGGCCGGGGCCGCCGGGTCTTTCGCCATGGTGCGGGCCACGCTACACCAGCGCGGCCCGCGGCGTCACGCGTCCTCGCGGCTGATCACGATCCCGTCGACCCCGTCGAGGTAGTCAATCATCGCCGGATCCCGCCAGAGCAGAGCTCGAGCCCGGGCCGCGTGCTCCGCGTCTTGGGCCCGCAGGATGCGGACGCAGCCGTCGATCTGCCGGACTCGTGCGATCACGCGATCGTGGTCGGGGAGATCGATCGCGTAGGCGAGCCCGTCCTCGTTGCACTCGTACGGGACGGTCGGATACCAGTCCTCGGCGAGCTGGTAGAGCGCGCGTCCATCCTGGTCGACGCCGACTTGATGCGCCGGCGTCTCCTCGCCGGTGTTGCGGTTGCGGTAGGTGGTGATCTTGAGCACGTCAGTCCGCCTCTTGGGAGTCGTAGGCGTCGTAGTTGATCCACTCACCGGTCTCAGCGTCGTATAGGGACGGCGCGCCGTCGCCTATGGTCTCGCCGTCCCACGCATCGCGAGCGATCCGACACGCCTCGGCGTACGTCCACGCCGTGGCCACAATCTGCCCGCACTCTACGATGTGGTAGCGCCCGCTCATGACGTCACCCTCTGGACCCGCGGCGTCACGCGTCCTCCTCAGCGAGGGCCCGCGCCTCGCGGACGATCACGCACTCGATCCAGCTTACGTACCGGCCATCGGCGCGCAACGTGGCCAGGATCTCCGCGCCGTCGAGCCCCATACCGCGCAACCACCGGACGATCTCGACAGGCGTAGGATCCCGATTCAATCGTCGCCAGTACCGGCTCTCGATCCGACGCACCAGCGCCCGCCGCGTGTAGGAGTCGGCGAGCCCTGGGGTTAGGCTAGCTAAGGTGGTGATCGTGGGCATGTCAGTCTCCCTCCTGGGGTTCGTAGGCGTCGTCGGCGAGACGATCGAGAGCGGCCGCCAAACGGGCGCCATCGCCACTGCGATCGGCACCTAGGCGGCGGAGGGTCTGGCGCTGGCGAGCCGCCCGCGACGCCCGCTGCTCAAGGAGAAGCCCGGCTTTTCGCGCCTCGTCCTCGGATAGCTCTAGGTTGCCGATCGTGATCGTGGGCACGTCAGTCCTCCTCGCGGAGGGACCGCGCCTCGCGGACGATCTCGGCGCAGACGACGCGCGCGTCCGCGCGGTCCCCGGGGTGCCGGACCCAGCGGGCGACCGCCGGATCGTCGCGGCTGTCGAGCACCGCCGGCGAGAGCTCCTCGCCGAGCGCTACGGTCGCGCACGCAGCCGTGGCGAGGTCGCGGGCGATGTAAGCCTCGCGTCGGAGCTCCTCGAGGGCCTCGTCGGTGAGGGGCTCGGCGTGCGAAACGGCACATTTTCCGGGGTGGGCGCCATACTGGACTTGGACGAGGCCCGGCACCCACGAGG